CAGTATGGTAAACAAGAAAGAATTTAAAGGCTACATCTGTGAGATCACAGGCAAGCCAATTAAGGACATGAAGCTGTGTCCGGACAAGCAGCAGAAGCTAAGGGTTCGGATCAAGTGTGATGATAGTTGTATTCATTGTGAGAAGGAGAAAGAACATGAATGTGATTAGAATAAGTGAACGAAAAGGTACAGAAGCAAGAGGAACTTGCACAGAATGTGGCAAAGAATCACGAGAGGACCAAGAAATTTTAAAAATAAGATTCGACCATTATGAATCAAGCATTTTCTTGTGTGAAAGATGTCTTAAAACTTTGCATCATGTTATTGGAACATGGATTAAGGAATGAAAAATGTGTACATTACAATTTAATGTAGATGGAGAATTTATAACGGATCTATCAAGAGAATGGTTTTATGTAGAGGGCAAAGGATACGACAAGTGCATAGAGCTGTTAAACGGTTGCATGAGCGGAACTGATGAAACCAAAGACCAGATCAGAAGGCATGCGGAAGATATTTTACTTGGACGTGCAGCGTTAAAAGGCAGCACAAGAGAAGATTCTTACCATCTGGAGATATATGGACCTGGAAGCGAAGAAAAAATGCCCGAATATATGAATGTATGGGATATTGTGGGAGAGCAAAAGAAAGTCAAAGATGAATTAGAACAATATAAAAGGCGTTGGAACGTTGCAATGAAAATGATTCCTAGATATCTAAAAAAGAGAATTGCTGATGAACTTGATGAAGAAATTACAGACCCACAGCCGGTAGTATCAAGAGAGTTAGATAGTTATATGAAAAGAATGCTTGATACAGAGGAACATACAACCAAAGATTATGGTTGGTTAGAACCAAGCGGAAAATTCCATGCGGTAAAATGGGGAGATCATCAAAAGTGGGCTTATGAGTATTTAGAAAGTAAGGTAAAAAATGACGAAGAATATTCAAAGCTGCCGAGACTTTATGAAGCTGGGGATGTATTGATAAAAGAAGGTTGGGTACTTCTTCATAATCCATCACAGGGCATTGCAATAGCAACAAAAGATTCAAGCAAGGATTATACAAAAGCACAGAAGGAGTTTTTATTCGATTACTACATTGAAAGGAATTGTGAGAAAGAAGCTAATGACATCTGGAAGGAGCGTGAACAACTATGATGGTAGCTGGCTATGAGCATGAGGGCTTTGTTATTCCGGACGAAGAGTCTAAGGATTATATCTGGAAGAAAGTAAGAGGAAATGAAGAAACAAAAACAGAGCTTCTCGAATATATGTGGGATGTGATCATGGATGATAGAAAAGAGAGAGAAAAGCTGAAAGAGTGGTTCTTTGATGGAGTTTGTCATCTTGTAGAGTGTGACGATCAGGGAAGAGTCAAGGGATACTTTGAGCAGTAAATAGGAGGTATGAGAATGAACGAACAGATTACAGTAAATTTAAATAATTTTACCGAAGAAGAAAGAGAACAGTTTACAAAACTGTTAAGTAAAGCGAGTGAAGAACCGAGCAAAGAAAGTCGTGTGTGGATACCAGAAAAACAGGAGAGATATTACTATATAGATGGTTTTGTAAATGTAGCCGCGGATAACTGGGATGATTATGAGGTAGATATTGACAGATTAAATGTAGGAAATGTGTTCAGAAATAGTGAGCAAGCAGAGTTTGTATCAGAAAAAATTAAAGTAAAAGCAGAATTGGAAAGATATGCTTTAGAACATAATGACCCAGATTATAGCGGAAATGATTATTACTACATAATAATGAACACAGGAGTAAAAGATACAAGTGTTTTAGAATATTGGAAAGCGAAAGTTGAAGGAGCAACACATTTTACATCGGAGAAAATTGCTAAAGATGCAATTGAAGCAGTAGGAAAAGAAAGAATCTTGAAATATTTGTTCGATGTAGATTGCGAGGAGGAAATAAATGATTAACAGTAATATCCTTAGCCCTGAATTTGAAAGGTGGTGTCGCTTATGAATTTAGAGGAAACTATCATATTTGCAAATAATATGACAAAAACAAAGTACCATCATGGAATGGTTCAAATGGGAAACCTTAATGACGATGAAGCAAATTTCTATTTTGAAGAAGCAAAAAGTTATAAACAGATTGCGGATTGGTTGAAAGAACTGAAAGAACTAAGAGAATATAAGAGAAAGATGAAAATGCAGTTTCTTGATGATATTGAGAATCCGTTGGAACCAATTAAGCTAAGTAGTGCGTTAGAATCAGAGATATTTAAGTATGAGTATAGGACAGAACATGATCCGCAAAAGATTAGTCCGTTGGATTATACAATCATATACGCATTAAAGCATTGTTTAGAAGAACAACTGAAAGAGGTGGAATAAGATGAACATTGGAAGAGCGTTTGCAGTATTTCAACAAATAGAGTCTAAAAAATATACAAAAGATGAAAAGTACGAAGCGATACATGATGTAATAAATGCTGCGACAATAAACAGTATAACAAAAAGACAGGTGTTGGACGTAGCATCTTACTTGTTTGAGGAGCAGAATAAATACAGATGGCACGACTTAAGAGATAATCCGAATGATCTACCAGATGCGAATTATCCAAGTAATACATGGTTTGAGGTGGTGCAAAAGGACAATGAAGAAGAGCTTCCAAGAGCAGCAATGCAGTATGACGATGTGCTTGGCTTTGGATTTTATCATGACATTTTTGATCCTGTATCTTTAGGTTATGTAGATACAGAGTTTACGACAGCAGAGGAAGAGGGGCTTGCAGAAGTAGTTGCATGGCGAGAGATTGATGAGTTTGAAAGTGAGAAAGAATAATGGATAGAGCGGCGCAAATAATAGAGTTAATAGTAATGATTATGTGTTATGGAATTTATTTTTATTCCGACCGAAAAAAAGATTGCTATCAAGCTATTAAATTTTTGATACTGGGATCAATCATGCAGAATGTAACATTCCACTTGGAATAAAGGAGCGTTAAGAATATGGGAAAGACAATAGAGAAAATAGAAAGAGTGGCGAAAATGCTAAATGGACGACACATGCCGAAAGCATATGAAGTATACAAACACTTTAAAGGAAGTTTGTACGTTGTTATTACAGTGGCTCGTCATACAGAAACAAATGAATTATTTGTAATATATTCAGATATAAGAGAGATGCAGAGAATGTATGCTAGGCCATTAGAGATGTTCATGAGCGAAGTGGATCATGAAAAATATCCAGATGCAAAGCAAACATACAGGTTTGAAAATATGATGGAGGGTTAATCTATGATCGTAGGATTTTTAAGCGGATTATTCATTGGATCGGTAGCTGGTGCAGCAGTAATGGCATTATGTTATGCAGCAAAAGAAAGGGATGATCTATGAGCAACAGAAAGACGATAACAGAATTTCTAGGAAAGCTGTTATACGAAGAAAAATTATGTGGTATGGGGATGTACTGGGCGAAAGAAGTAGTTGTAGATTACGGATCATCAAAAGCTAAGACAAAAAGAATTGATTTTATGCAGTATATACCAGACGGACAGTGCAGCATATCGTCCCTGGAAAAAGGAATTTTCATTTGCTATGAAGTAAAAAGCTGCAAAGAAGATGTTTACAGCGGAAATGGACTAAATTTCTTGGGAGAGAAAAATTATATAGTAACAACAATGCAGTGTTATGAAGATCTATTGCCAGACATTCAATCTGGAAAGTTGGACAGATACATAAAACAAAATCATCCAGAGTCTTATAATCATTATGGAATCATGGTTGCCATGCCTAGAGGATGTTGGAAAGCTGACAAATCTGATAAGAAAATAACGGATAGAAGCATAACGGATGAATGGCATTTAGTTATTATGAAAAAATGCGGTAAAGCATTAAGGAGAAAAAGCTTAGTAGAATTATTATTTTGTATGCTTAGAGCAAAAGGAGAATGAAAAATGTTTAAAGTCAAGAAGAAATCAACAGAGAAGATATATACAGTATTTGCTGTCCAGAAAGATAAGTTCGAGTGTACGGAATTTCTTATTTACGATGATATATGGGGCTGGGTATGGCGATCTCCGTTAGATTATGTGCCAGTGGAGGTAGAGAATGAATAAGCGACAGGCAAAGAAGGAAAGAGACAAGCTAATAATAGCAGGAAGAACGTATAAAGGAACAAGACTTAAGAAAAGGCACGACAAGAAAATTTGGGGAATGTTAAAGAAAAATTTCGATAACTGCGAAAAATTAAGATCACTAACTCTTTATAATCAACGCAAAAAAAACAGAAGATATCGCACTGAAAAATGGGAGGAAGAAAATTTATACCAAGAATGTAGAAATTGCAGACATAAATATTCTACACTCGAATGTGAATTATGCGTAAATTTTGATATGTACGAGGAGGCTCTATGACAAGAGCAGAAAAAATAACAGAATTGTATAACTATTGTAATATACATGGTTGTTGTGAGATATGCAAATTAGAAGATTTGTCACTAGGATGCAACTTTCAAGAAATGGCGGATACGACAATAAATGCTTTGTATGAGATAATAGAAAAATATGTCGTTGATTGGATATTATATAGGCTTAACAATTTGAAAAATATTAAGAAGTTAAACGAAACGGAGGAAGGAATATGGATAGATTAACAGAATACAGCTGTGGAGTAGCAGTTATCAGAAACAAAAGCCTTATCAATAAGGCAATGTATGATCTTGCACACTATGAAGATACAGAGTTGACACCAGAAGAAGTCAAAGAATTGAAACAGGCGAGTAAGAATGTTCAAGTAGATTATTCATTATTGGATTATTACAAAACATTAGGAACACCGAAAGAGTGTAGAGAGGCACGAGAAAAGCAGAAGCCACACAAGGTTAAGTTCAAACAATGGGAGGATACAAAGTGTACTTGTGGATATGAGTTTTCAAGAGATCTTGGGGATGGATACCATGACATTCCGATCGAAAGAAAAACGAAATACTGCCCTGATTGCGGTCAGAAATTGCAGTGGGATGATAAAGCATAAAAAATAGGAGTGCTTGCACAACTCCCAAATAAAAACTATGTAAGATCATTATAAATGAAATAGAGGAGGAGCACAAGTATGGCAGAACAGGCAATTATATTAACGAAAGATATGTTAGAAAAGATTATTGTAATATCATCTGAAAATGCGGCCAAAGTAGCTATTGACAAGGTTGAGAAAGAAAGAACACATCAGATCAAACGACAATCAAATAAAATGCTGCATAATACAAAATTATTATTGACCACTTATAGAGAATTAAAATGTAATGCAGAAGAATCTATTTATGGTAAAACACAGATGCAAGAAAGTGCAGCAGATATTTTAGATACAATGATGAATGTATATGATGATCATATCATTGTTGACTCTATTAGAAGAAGTGCAACTAGAACTGCAATCATGGTCCAGCATATTGAAAAAATGTTGGAAATATATGAAATGTATGCTAAAGCTGGAAATTGTATTGATCAAAGACAATATGATGTTATTTATCAGATGTATATTGCACCAGAGAAAAGTTCAGCAAGTAAATTAGCAAAGAAACATCATTGTTCAAAAGAAACTATTTATAAAGACATACATATTGTAATACAAAAATTATCCTCTCTAATCTTTGGAATTGACGGAATTAAGGGATTTCGTGAGTGATTGATATCGATATTCAATTACAAAATAAGTACATTGTAATTACAATATATATATGTTAAAATTATAGCTGTAAAAATTTAATCACATTATCTTGAGCTCCTTATGGTTTTATAGGGAGTTCTTTTTTTATTAAGAATATTATGTAAAACAACAAACGAATGAGAGGTGGTGATATGCCAAGGGCAAGAGACCCTAATAGAGATAGAGCTTTTGAAATTTATAAAAAGCATAATGGCGAGATAGATTTAGTAGATATTGCAAGTCAATTAAATATTTCTTCAGGGACAATTCGAGGATGGAAATCCAAAGATAGATGGGCAGAAAAAATGAATGGAACGTTCCGAAAAAATATGGAACGTTCCAAACAAAAAAATAATAGCCAAAGCAAAGCCGGTGTTGAAGAAGTTAAACAGGTTATAGCAAATCCTGAATTAACTGATAAACAGCGGCTTTTTTGCATTTATTATGTACGTTGTTTTAATGCTACAAAGGCATATCAAAAAGCCTATCAATGTAGTTATGAAACCGCTATGGTTAATGGATCTAGGTTACTAAGAAATGCTAAGATAAAATCAGAGATTAATAGCCTTAAACAAAATTGTCTTAATCGTGAATTTCTATCAGAAGAGGATGTTTTCCAAAAATACATGGATATTGCTTTTGCTGATATTACGGATTATGTCTTGTTTGGAACAGAAGAAGTACCAGTAATGTCAATGTATGGACCCGTGGAAATAAAAAATCCAAAGACTGGAGAAAAAGAAATATTAAAACAAACAACAAATGTCGTTAGATTTAAAGATTCTACGGAGATAGACGGAACAATTTTATCTGAGGTAAAACAGGGACGTGATGGTGCAAGCATAAAATTGGCTGATCGCATGAAAGCTTTGCAATGGTTGTCGGATCATATGAATATGGCAACAGAAGAGCAGAAAGCTAAGGTTGAACAAATGAAGGCTCGAACAGAGCAAATTCAGCATAGCGGAAATAATAATGAGTCTGATGCAGTTCAAACTTGGATGGATGCTGTAAAAAAAGCGAGGGAATCAGATGGATGATAGAGTATTACATGATTTCCTTGTAGAGAGTATTCCTTTATGGCAGCAGAACCCAGTTCAATTTTTTGAAGAAGTTCTTTCCTTTTATCCGGATGAATGGCAAAAAGAGGCAGCATTTGCTCTAAGAGATAATCCAAAAGTAACGATCAAATCTGGACAGGGTGTTGGAAAGACAGGATTTGAAGCTGCAACACTGCTGTGGTTTTTAAGCTGCTTTGAGAATGCAAGAGTTGTAGCAACAGCCCCAACGCTACACCAGTTGAACGATGTTCTTTGGGCAGAGGTTTCAAAGTGGCAAAGTAAATCTCCGTTATTGAAGGAGATACTACAGTGGACCAAAACAAAAATATCTATGATTGGCAGCAAAGAACGCTGGTATGCAGTAGCAAGAACAGCAACTACTCCAGAAAATATGCAAGGATTCCATGAGGATAATATGCTGTTCATTGTTGATGAAGCTTCTGGTGTTGCAGATCCGATCATGGAAGCAATCTTAGGTACTCTGACAGGAGCAAATAATAAACTGCTGCTTTGTGGAAACCCAACAAAAGCAAGCGGTACATTTTATGACAGTCATACATCTGATCGTAAATTATATTATTGCATTACTGTAAATTCCGCAGAGTCTAAAAGAACTAATAAAGACAACATTGATTCTCTGATCAGAAAATATGGAGAAGAAAGTAATGTTGTCAGAGTCAGGGTAAAAGGATTGTTTCCTAAACAGGATGATGATGTTTATATGCCTTTGGAAATGTTGGAATCATCAATCATCTTGGAAGAGATACCACCAGCTGATATTTGTACTTTAGGAGTCGATGTGGCTCGCTTTGGCGACGATGATACAGTGATCGCAAGGAATATGAATAACAAGATCACATTAGAAAAGATCAGACATGGGCAGGACCTAATGAAGACTGTAGGAGATGTTGTTGTAGAGTGTAGGAATATCAAAGAAAAGTTTAAATATAAAAAAACAATATATGTGATCATAGATGATACTGGTCTTGGTGGCGGAGTAACAGATCGTTTGAATGAATTAAAATCGGAGGGAAAGTTATCTGGTGTAGTGATTGTTCCGGTTAATTTTTCTGCTGCCGTTCCAGACAAGAAAGCAGCAGAAAAATATCATGATATCACATCTTATGCATGGTCCATATTAAGAGACATGTTAGAAGAAAAAGAAACAATATTACCAAATGACACAGAACTTATCGCACAATTGAGTGCAAGAAAATATGATCTTAGTTCATCGGGAAAGATACGACTAGAATCGAAAAAAGCAATGAAAGAACGCATTGGAGAATCCCCAGACCGGGCAGATGCTGTTGTTTTATCTTGCTACAGAAACAAAATTAAACCAATCAGTGTTCCAACGTCACTTATTGGAACAAAAGATAGTTATTGGAGGTGAAATAGCATTGTATGATGAAATTGGTCGCATCGGTCAAAATCGGTGGGGCGGTAGCTTTTATGAAGAATTTCTTCCAGAGTTGAGAGGACAACGTGGAGTTAAAGTATATACCGAAATGGAATCCAACGACGATGTGGTAGGAGCAATTATATTTGCATTAGACACTTTATTAAGACAGGCTACGTTTTCGGTCGAACCACAAGGGGATGATCAGGCAGATATCAAGGCAGCAGAATTTATAGAAAGCTGTATGAATGATATGCAAGATACTTGGACAGATACAGTTTCTGAAATCCTATCATTTCTTACATATGGCTGGTCGTACCATGAAATCGTATATAAGCGAAGATCAGGTAGGACAGGAAATCCTAAGACAAATAGCAAGTATGATGACGGCTTAATTGGATGGAGAAAACTTCCTATCCGATCACAGGATTCTCTATACCAATGGGAGTACGACGATGAAGATAACCTTATTGGAATGACCCAGATGCCACCGCCAAATTTTGGACTTTATACGATCCCACTGGAAAAGGCAATCCATTTCAGGACCAGATCCAGAAAAGGAAATCCAGAAGGGCGAAGTATTCTTAGAAATGCTTATCGTTCTTGGTACTTCAAGAAAGGCATTCAGGAGTTTGAAGGAATCGGGATTGAACGAGACCTCGCCGGTATACCGATGGTTACACCGCCGGAAGGTGTTGACCTGTACAATCCAGATGATCAGGAAGGATCAAGAATGTTGGCATGGGCAAATAGTTTGGTAAGAAACATCCGACAAGACAAGAGTGCTGGTATTGTGTTACCACCGGGATTCAAGTTTGAGCTTGTTTCCACAGGTGGAAGCAGACAAATTGATACGAACGAGATCATAAAGCGTTATGATAGCCGCATAGCAATGACAACGCTTGCGGATTTTATTCTGTTGGGGCATGAACACACTGGATCATTTGCATTGTCCGATGATAAGACAGAGCTATTTGCTGTAGCGATTGGATCATACCTTGACATTATCTGTGAAGCGTTTAATAACCAAGCGATCCCAAGATTAATTGATCTAAACGGAGAACATTTCAAGGGGATTACAGACTACCCGAAGATGGTTCACGGAGATATTGAAAAGATCGACATGAACAAATTAGCACAGTACATCCAGACGATGGTTGGCACTGGTGTATTGATCCCAGACGACGAATTGGAAACATATGTTCGAGAAGCCGCTAATTTGCCACCAAAGGTAGCTAACGATGAAAGATTCATTGATCCTGACAGAGAAGATCAGCAGACAAACGATCTTGGATCACAGGGAAATAATGTACACCCGGAGAACAATCAGGACGTTGCCGAAGATGATGGAAAGGTACAGGAAGCCAAGAAACGATTAGGAAGGAGCTGATTATATGTTCCTATTCCGAAAGGTTAAGAAGCGTGGATCGATGAAGCCAAATAATGTGAAAGAAGCATTAGAGAGGTTTCTTAATAGCAGCAGTCCAGAATTAACACGCTTGCTGGTCAGGTATTGGAAGGATCAGCAGACGGTTTTTACATTTAAAGAGATCAGAGAAGCTATTCAGGCTGGTGTGATCTCCAAGAAATCTGTAGAAGAATGGCAACAGGATTATTCAAAACTGGTTCATGATAAGATTGCACCAGAGATGGTTAAAGCAATGAAAGCTGGTGCTAAAAATCAAAACCAGCACAAAGGAATAGACATTGGATATAAATTTGATGCAGATCATTGGGCGGTATCTGATTGGTTGGAAAAGCACACAGCTGAGCTTGTAACGAATTGTACAAGAGTACAGAAAGATGCAATTCAGTCAATGATCGATCTAGGTATAAGAAAGCATATGGGGACAGATGAACTTGCAAGGTTTATCCGTCCTTGTATTGGTTTAACGAAGCCACAGACACAAGCGGCTATGAAATACTATGAGAATATCAAGGAAGAGCTTACTAAGAAACATCCTAGGACAAGTCCAGAGAAGATCGAGAAAATGGCGAGAGATAAGCAAATGAAGTATGCGGAGAAAAGGCTAAGAGAAAGAGCCGTCACGATCGCACAGACCGAAAGAGCGTTTGCATATGAGTATGGCAGATATCAGCATATAAAGAATCTTGTCGATCAAGGCATATTGCCACCACAGGATAAAAAATGGTCCGCAACGGATAGTGAGAATACATGCAGCACATGTAGAGAACTGAACGGAAAAGTTGTTGGAATGGACGAAGAATTTGCCCCAGGTAAGCTACTTCCTCCGCTTCATCCGAGGTGTAAATGCTGTGTTATGTATGTCAATTCAAAATCTATAGCTGCAGCGTATGAAACAGAAGAAGATGAACTGCGAGAGTACAGCACAGAGGAAATAGAGACTCTTGCTAATAAAATGTCAGAGATTGCAGACAAACATCTTGATCTTGAAAGCTCATGGAGTGGAAAGGTCGTAGTTGATGATGATTCTGGTGTTTATGGTATCCAGTGGAACGGAGATATTATAACCAGACATGAAACAGCCCCACATATTTTGTTACATGAACAGTTACACGCTAGATCAGTTACAAAATATGATCGTAAAATGTATAAACAGTATGAGAACATGGAAGAGGGTTCGGTACAGTTTGCAGCACAGGAGATTAGCAAGAAAGAGAATATACAAATTCTTGAATCACAGTACGATCATATGACAGAAGCTTTAAGAAATATAAATAAAGTTGCTGGGTTATTTAAAAATGATTATGATTTTGCAATGAAGCTTATTTCTGTTCCGTTACCAGATAGGTATGACTGGCTGAATAATATGATCTATGATAAAATGATGTTATCAGGAAATATTGAAGATTATCAGAAGGTATCGCACTGGATGGAGGCTTTAGAAAATGGAAAAACATCTTGAATTAAAAGAAAGATTCGATCAGCTAATGAAACAAGATATGGATGTATCAGAACACGAACAAGAATGGTTTGAATTACTGGACGATATGCATGAATGGTTAAAGGATAAGACAATTCCGAGAAATATTCGTAGGCAGTTTGAACCTTTAGGGATGTTAGAAGTAACTATGAAAATCTGTGACGGAATCCATTACGCAAATGGAACTGGACGATATGCAAAGAAAGAAGAATGATGAAGTACAAAGCAATAGAGCAGACAGTTCAGGCAGTGCAGATCACACCCGATATTGAGATGATCGCCCCTGACTGGCTTGCTAAGAAAATGAATACCGAAGAAATTATGATAGATCGTGCACAGCGTGACGGAGCAATCTCCGTTATTGGATGTACGATCTATTTTAATGCACGGAGATATAAAGGCAGCAGACTTGTTGCAAGAATAGGAGACTATGTTGTAAAAGATTCAGTCGGTCGATTAAATGTAGTTCGTAAGAATGACTTTGATCGGCTGTATAAGGAGGAAGCATGAGATATTTTAACGATTATATACGATCCCCAGCACAGACACAGGACAGTATACGAAAGTCCTTGAATCGAGTAGATATTACTAAGAAGGACGAAGAAAAGCAGTACGTCTTTGGATGGGCTAAGATTGCAGTCGATGAGAACGGAAAACAGCTGGTTGACCGCCAGAACGATTTAATTGATCCGGAAGAACTAGAACAGACAGCATATACCTATGTAGAGTTCTATCGTGAAGCCGGAGAGATGCACGAGCGAGGCGGTGCAGGCGTTTTAATCGAGAGTATTATATTCACTAAGGAAAAGATGAAAACTCTCGGTATAGAGGAAGGTACGTTGCCTGAAGGCTGGTGGGTTGGTTTCCACATCACAGACGATGAGGTCTGGGCAAAGATTAAGGACGGAACTTATATGATGTTCAGTATCGAGGGCAAAGCGAAACGTATTGAAGTTGAGGAGGACGAATAATGGAATTTAGAGATGCATTCAAAATTATGAAATCCGGAGGAAAAGTGAAGCTACCATCATGGGGCGGATATTGGTTCTGGGATGCAGAAAAGCAATCAATTATGATGCAGTGTAGACCAAAAGATACTGACAAAGGACAGGGAGATTTACTTGATATTAGAGAGACGCAGAGGGTTGAATATACACTTTCTAACATTTTGTCTAATGAATGGCTAATCGCAGATGAAACAAATTGCCCAGTTTTAGGTGGAGAAGCAACGTTTGGATTTGGAGATGCGATTAAGTACATGAAACGTGGACTTAAAGTCAAAAGAAAAGGATGGAACGGAAAGAACCAGTATATTCAGCTTGCAACATGTATTTCGTACACAGCAGCAGACGGAACAATTGTTAATTGTGATCACAATGACATTGGAAATAAAGCAATTGCGTTTATCGGCACGTCTGGTGTACAGATGGGATGGTTAGCGAGCCAAGCTGATATGTTAGCGGATGACTGGATGTTTGCAGATTAGGAGATGATCGCATTCTTAAGATTAAGAAATCACACCGACAGGATGAATGGATCGTATACAACCCTGATTGCTTTGAATTGCACCATACGCACTGTAGGAATAAAAGAGTTGCGATCGCAATTAAGAAGAATGTAGAACGTAGAAGAGTTCCAACATCCAGAAATCTAAGGACCTTGGAAAGCCACATAAGACTGACTGGGAATAAGAATTATAAAAGAAAGATTCAGAAGATCATTGAGGAAGTGAAATCTGAAATGAAAAACTGAAATTTATTCTTAAATTAGTTAAAAATTAAGTTAAATCTAAAATTCAGTTCAAGAAATAGTTAAATAGTTCAACTTAAAAACGATAGATCAATAAAATAGTTCAATTAATAGATCAACTAAGGACCATTTTGCAAAAATGCAAATTGGTCTATTTTTGTGTTTAAAATTGCAATAAAGTGTCGTTAGAAAGGAGGAAACATGAAAACAAAAGGAAAGACAAAGCTGGAAGATCTGGAAGTAAAAAAGATCGATGCAGTAGATATCGGAGCAGATCAGAAAGCAAATATCCTGATTAAAAAGAGAGGAGGTACAGAAGAGCCGAAGGGAAACTTTTTCAAGAGATTCTTTAATGCGTTTTGTGACAGCTTAGGAGTAAATTCAGAAGATGTCAGAAAGTCCATGGAAGATGAAGCAACATCCTTTGATGATGTAATGAACGAAAAAAAGATCTATGACGTAAGGGATCAGATCTGGAATGCTTGTAACTCTCTGGAGCAGTCGATCGTGTCAATCTTACTCGATAAAGAGTGTGAGGATAAACAGGCAGCAATCGCACAGAGCATTGATCAGTTTAAGGCATTTTCGGATGATGCATCCAAGTCTTGGATCAAATTAGAACGTGCAGCAACAGACAAAGAAGATACTGTTGTTGCGGATGATTTTGAGATCGCAAAAATGCAAGAAGTCATTGAAAAATCTTGTGATCCAGAAACTATTAACAAAGAAAAAAAAGAAAAGGAGAATGAAATGGCATTTGATATTTCAAATATGACAGAGGAAGAAAAGAAAGAAGCATTAAAAGCATTACAGGATGATGCAAATGCAAAAAAAGAGGATACTGCAAAAAGAGCTGATATTGATGGACAGGTTCAGGAAGCAGTGAATAAAGCAATGAATAAAGCAATGGAAGGTGTTACAAAGAACTTCACTTCTATGATGGAGAAGATCATGGAACCAATCCAGAAGAGAGCAGAGGAAGCAGAACAGAAGTCCTTAGAAGAAGTTGCTAAGAAGTATGAACTCTTAGGAACAAAAGCAGAGGAATTAGTGCCAGTTCTGAAATCCATGAAAGCAACATCCGATGAAGCGTATAACAACTTCATTGCATCCATGGATAACAACCTTGCGGTAATTAAGAAATCGGGTCTGTTTGAGGAAATCGGTAAATCTGGTGGAGCTCACACAGGAAATGACGATACAGAAGGTGTTGCAAAGATGAACGCAAAGGTAGCAGAGATCAAAAAGTCTATGCCAAACCTTACTGATGCACAGGCACAGGATATCGTTATGCAGAATGATCCTGAATTAAGAGCAATGTTCGATAAATAAGAAAGGAGGTACAGAGAAGATGGCAAACAGAACATATGAATACAATCCAACTGGTGGAAGCCCAGTGATCAATGTTACAGCTGGAGCAGAACTCAAAACAGCCGTAGCAGTTTTATTAACAAAAGATGGAGCGAAACTCCCTGAAGCCGGAAAGAAAGCAACAGGAATTGTGCTTCTTGGAGATGAAACAGCATCCAAAGGCGATGATATTACTGTTCAGATCAGAAATCAGGGCATGTGGACCGCTGGTGCAGCGTTTGATTCTGGAGATTTCCTTGCTGTTGATGAAGAGGGATTATGCCAGAAGGCAACAACAGGGCAGTACATCTTAGCTATGGCACTGACACCAGCGACAGCAAAAGGAGACATCGTAAACGTTGCGATCATCCATGCTGGATATGAAGCATAAATAAAGGAGGAATGAAATAAATGAACACAGGACATAACAACGCAGCAGCAATCGCAGTTGATATTGCGAAAGGATGGAAACCTAACTATTACTTAACAAATATGGCAATGTCATATTTTCAGGCACCGGGAATGAATGTTGCACCAAGTATCTTTCCGATCCTACCAGTGCAGTCAAGTACAGGAAATTACTATATTTTCAACAAGGAAGAGATTGCAAAAGATCAGGTAAAGAGAAAGCCTAAGTTCGGAGCAGTAGATCCGGCTGTATTCTCTCATTCAGATGATACTTACAAATGTGAGGTAGATCAGATCATCGTCGGAGTAGATAACATCACAGCTCTGGATTACCAGAGAACTGGAGCACCAGCAACGATTGATCCGAGACGTGCAAAGGTAAAACAGGTTTCAGAACAGATGAATCTGCACCTTGATATGGTCTTTGCAAACAAGTTTTTCAATGCTGACGCATGGGCAAATGTTAAGACAGGAGAAGCAACAGCTTCAACATCTAAACAGTTTGTGCATTTTGATGATGCAAACGCGGACATCGTAGGTCAGTTTGATGAGATGAAGAAAGAAATCCTTTTAAACGGACGTAGAATGCCTAACAAATTATGCTTAGGATACAGAGCGTATAAGGCAATCAAAAATCATCCGCAGTTCTTAGAAAGAGTTACAGGTTCAGGGTCAACACCGAATCCAGCACTTGTTAACGAACAGGTAATTGCAGCGGTACTTGGTCTGGAAGAAGTAAAAGTTCTGTATGCAACTTATAATGCAGCAGAAATCGGTCAGAAAGCCGATATGAAATTTGTCTTCGACGATAACAGTGCATTATTAACTTATGCACCGAAAGAAGTAGATCTTGAAGAACCATCTGCCGGATATATTTATACATGGGATATGTTAGGAAATGGACAGTGGATGGCTACATCACAGTATGATGGACCAGGAGGATCACATTCAGAGTTCATCGAAGGGCTTATGGCAACGGATATGAAGAAAACTTCCGATGACCTTGCAACTTTCTTAACAGGATGTGTATCCAAGTAGGAGGTGCTTTATATGAATTATGTTGCATTAAAACCAGTAAACTTTGGTGGAAAGCGGTATAAGATCGGAGAGACTATTCCAGAGGGTGTCGTAGATGAACGACGCTCTCTTTTTTTAAAGAAGTCTGGACACATTGCAGAAGTAGCGAGCGTAAATGGAGCGTATGCAGAGGATTTAAATGTTAACACTAACACTTTATCAATTCCTTTATTACAATCTAAGCACGAGCTTGCAGTGAACGCACAGCAGTTATTACAGTTCTTTGCCACAATTCAGAAAACAATGGAAGAGGCAAAAATTGAGATTGCGACCATGACAGAGGAAGATGTACCGGTCTTACAGCTGTTACATGAGATTGATTCGAGAAAAGGAATCAAGGCAGCAGTTGAAACAAGACTTGCCGATCTTTCCGTAGATTCCGATATTAATCCGGAAGAAACCGAAGAACCAGAAGAACAGCCGGAAGGTGGCGAGGAGAATGACGTATAACTATTTTCCAGAAGATATCAATTCCGATGATGTTATGAAAATGCGGTTTGAATTGGCGGATACTGATGTATCCAAAGATGAAATGTCAGCTGCACTTTCCGATGAAGAGATCACAGCTGTATTAGAGCAGTATCCAGATAATTTCAAAATGGCAAAATTGAAATTGCTAGAACACATGATGTTCAAATACGGACAGGACGTAGACAACAGTGTTGGTTCTGTCTCTTTTAATTTTGGGAACCGTATGAATTTTTGGAAACAGCTTTATGATGATCTGAAAAAGGAAATTGCATCTTCAAGCGTTGGAATCAAGCCGTATGAGAATGAAAAACGAAAGTATTTCTATATTGGCATGATGAATCATCCGGGAGGTGGACGATTTTGAAAATGGTATCCTTTGGCAGACCTTATCAGTACATGAAGTCTTTTCGTGTTTACTGGCAGGATACAGAAGTCATGGACGATGGCATGGTTGTAAAGGGAAATGAAAAAGAAGCTCCAGATGCGATCATAGACGGCATATTAGCCGAAGCAGATATGAAAACAATGGAAATCTGGAAACAAAACCAGTCCCCGATTAGCCATACGATTGTTTCTTATCATCCAGCAGTCAAGATAAGTAAGAATGACGTGTTATTGTTTGGGGATGATCCTTGTCACGATCATAAGTTTATTGTGAAAGGAACAAAAGACCCAGCTGGAACAGGGCAGTTTTCAATTTACTATGTGCTAGAAAGAAGTGATACCGATGGGCGTAGAAGCTGAATTTCAAGCGTGTGCAAAGAACCTTAATGATAGTATCAAAAGAGAAATGGCTAGAAAGGGTGCGATGGCAACAAACACTCTTAGAAATGTCGAACTTGAAGTATTGTCAAAAGGCGGTTCTGGAAAGAAATATAAACGGCTTCCAAACAGATCATCCGCACCGGGAGAGACACCAGCACCACAGTCTGGTAATTTACGTCAAGATTGGAACGATGAAACCTTGATTGAAGGGAACAGAGTTACAAGTCGCTTGAAAAGTAATGTTAAATATGCTGGATGGCTGGAGGATGGCACAAAAAAGATGGCTAAACGACCCTTTGTCAATCCAATTAAGAAGAAAGCAGAGCCGGAGGTTGTCAAAATCTTCGGTTCCGATTTTGAGGTAACGTTGTGAAACAAATAATTTTCAAGTATTTAAAGGAGCTGGGCATTGAGGGCTTAGCTTCATTTAAAAATGCACCAGCAATCTTTTTAGATCAGGCACCCGATGATTCCGATTCAAGATGGGATGGCTCACAATATGGGCGTATTATTTATGGATTGAATCTGAAAGATGATTCCGAACGTAAGGTTTCTGGAACAATGGAGATTGCAATAGCGTATCTGTTTAATAATAAAGGCTATAAAAACTTGCTTGAAGCAAAGAAAGTCTTGAAAAAGGCCTTTGAAGGAGTTTTTTTAACCGATGCAGATACAACGATTTCTCTTGTATGGAGAAAATCCGAATCGTTTCAAGAGGCGATTGAAGGGCAAGCGGACGTAGAGGTGTGCGGATCAATTTTGACGTTTGATGCATACGCATTTCCAAAACATTCGTATCTTCCGTTGGATGCAGTCGGTTCTTTGGCAAAGCACATTGACGAACACTGGGATGTGATAGTAATTAATCACACGGAACTTGACGAAATCTGGAAACCAGATGATGAAGAGGTTGTCGTTTATACGAGACTGGATTCTATGCAGCCCGGAACGTTCCCATCGACATATGCTTGTACATGGTTTACAAACAATATCAAAGTTCATGTGATCTCTGGATCAGATGTGAACGCAGATCAGTTTATCATGAATTTGCTTCAAGATTTACAGGAAAGGGAGCGGTTTGTCATGGACGATGGATCGCCGTTTTTTGTAAATCAATTAGCATACAGCACAAAGCTTGATCCTTTAAGAGATGGACAGGTAAGCGTGAGAGGACAGTACGGAAAGCTTCGAGAAATGGACGAGGAATCAGAAGAAATAAAAGGAATTACAATAAATTAGGAGGTAACAATGGCAGAAAAGAAAGAAAATACAAAAGCAATGCCGGAAGTTGTTTACACTGTGGAAGAGTATGCAGAAAATCCACAGGTCTTAGGAGTATCCGAAGATATTATCCGAACAGCATTTGCGAAAGCTGGTATTAGAGAAGCAACACAGAGTACAGCAAAGAAACTTGTAGATACATTTAGAAAGAAGGAGGTGTAGAGACTTGTCTGGATTATTTTTAAAAGGCGAGAAGAAGGAAAGAGCAGGCGTTTACCGCAGGCATGAGCAGATCACAAATAATGGTGTAGCATCCGCAATGAATGGAGTTTTTTGTATTCCAGTTCATGCAGACTTTGGGCCGGTTGGAGAAGTTCAGAAGATCACATCTAAAACTGATCTGTATTCTTTATATATGGAGAGCGGAACAATTGATGCAGCAGCAGCCTTATTTAGTGCTGGAGCAAACACTGTATATTTATACCGCCTTGGAACTGGCGGAAAAGAGGGAAGCGTATCTTTACAGACAACAACTTCCACAAATGCAGTCACATTAAAAACAAAGTATCCTACAGCCTTAAAGTTTTCTGTAACCTTAAAGCAGAAGTTAGGAGATGCAACAACAAAAGAGCTTTCTGTTTATAACGGAGCAACACTGGTTGAGAAAGTAAGCTTTGTCGCTGGTACTGGTGTAAATGAAGCCGCAAACCTTGTGGAAGCAATGAAAGACAGTAAGTATTTATACGCTGAACTTGCTTCTGGGGAATCTGGAATTATGCAGACAGTTACACAGCAGGCGTTAACTGATGGAGCAGCCCCAAACGTTACAACAGAAGATTACAGCAATGCTTTTAATGCATTTGAAGCATACGCATGGAACGTTATGATTCTTGATACTGTTGAGGAAGATGTTAAGACATTAGCGAAAACGTATATGGATCGTATTCATTCAAACGGAGCGTTAGGTATCTGTGTGCTTGGAGAAACAGCTGGAAAGTCACTTGCAACCCGACTGGCAAATGCTAAGGCTTATAATGCACCATATTTCATTTACTGCGGTAGTGGTTATTATAATACCGCCGGAGAAAGAGTAGAGGGATATCTTGCAGCGGCAGTGCAGGGCGGTGTGATTGGTTGTAAAGATTCCAGTACATCAATCGTGCATACGGAGATTCCTGATGCAGAATCATGCATTGAACAGCTGACAAACGAACAGTATGTGAGTGCGATTAAATCAGGATTGCTTCTGTTATCCGAAGGACAGGAAGGACAGGTCTGGTTCGATTCTGGGGTTAATACTTACACAGTGTTAAATGAGGACGACGATGAGGGCTGGAAAAAGATTAAACGAACAGCAATTCGTTATGAGGCTTTTGATCGTATTAACCGAACATTAGAACCACTGATTGGAAAGATCAGCAATACATCTGATGGCGTTGATAACGTAATTCAGGAAGCAAAAAAAGTATTGGCTGAAATGAACAGAGAAGGAAAAATCTTAGATACTTATGAGTTCTTCGAGGATACGGATAATACACATGCAGCAGATTATGCATACTTCATTATTCGTATTGATGATGTAGACAGTATGGAAAAGATCTACTTAACTTATCAGTTCCAGTATATTTCACAGTAGGAGGTTATTATAAATGAGCGGAAAAGGTTTTGATACTAGAAAGTTAATGACTGGAAAAGATGGCAAATTATTTGTCACAGTTGATGGCACATCTGTATGGTTTGCCTCCGTAGAAGAGTTTGCCGTTGGAGTAAACTTTTCAAACGTAGACTTCCATCCGGCAGGAGATATTCAGACTTATGGTGTCCCAGACAGTGTTAAATTTACAGCATCATTTACGGAAGCTGTAGTAAGAGATGATCTTACAATCCAGCCTATGTTGGATTCAATAAAAAATGGGAAAGTTCCTACATTCAGCCTTCAAGCTGGTGTAACAGAGCCACTTGCTGGCGGAGAAAGCAAATATTTGTTAGATGAGTGTATCCCTGATGGAGATACAAACATTCTGGAGGTAAAACCGGGAGAGATCATAAAAAGACAGTGTCAGTTTATTGTAAACAGCGTACCAGATTCCATTAAAGCACTGGTATAGGAAAGGAAACAAAATGGCAGAGAAGAAAGAAACAAAAATTGAAGTAACAGAAGAAAATGAAATGGACCTTATCACGGGTCTTTTAAAAGCCGCAGAGTATAAAACAGAAGTACAGCAGCCATTGAATATTACAAGAAATGGACAGACATTGTTTAAATTTAATGTTCGACCATTATCTTTCGATGAAATTGCACAGTGTAGAAAGAAAGCTACAACTTATATGGCAAACCCAGGCGGAGCTTCACTTCCTCTCGTTGAGAAAGAAGTAAGTACAGCTGATTACATGGCATGGAAGATTTACACTGCAACAGTAGCGACTGACGGAAAGAAATTCTGGGATAATTCAGCACTGAAAGAAGGATTAAAGAAAGCTGGTCATATGGTTATGACACAGAACGAAATTATCAAAGAGGTGTTAACAGCTGGAGAGCTTGAAGCTGTCAGCGATGCTATTGATAACTTATCTGGAGGCGGTGTTAGTGTAGTTGACTACGCAAAAAACTAATTGAATCCAGTCCGTTAGCTTCTATGCTTGCAGAAAATTATTTACGGACTGGAATGTTACCATCACAAGCCCTTGATCTTTCTGAAGGAGAGAGGGCTTTTATTTTTGCAGCAATTTTAAAAGCTATGGAAGGAGGAGATGCATAAATGGCAAACAAAGAAATTGTGATCGATGTTGTATCGGAATATTCCGACCATGCATCTTCTGGCCTACAGCAAACAGGGAAGAATGCAGAGAAAGCATCACGAGAGATGGACAAGCTTGGAAAGAAGCGTGCAAAGCCAAAATTAGGACTTGAAGATAAAGCAAGTCCAGTCCTCGACAAGTTTGGTAAAAGGGGAGACGGGCTCGGTAAAAAGACCTGGACTCCAAAACTTGGATTAAAAGACACTGCAACAGCAGGGATCAAAAAAGCTATGAGTGCTGGTATGAGTTTTGGTAGAAAGACTTTTTCAGCAGCCCTAAAAATCAATGACAAGGTAACAAGTCAGATCAAAAAAATCCCAAGTGTTATATCTAAGATCAAGAATTCTATATTTTCACTAAAAACTTTGGCTGGTGGAGTTATAACTGGAATTGCTACAAAGAAATTGATAGCTGATCCAGTATCATTAGCAGACGAATTTCAGACATATCAAATTGGCTTTGAAACAATGCTGAAATCTAAAAAGAAAGCTATGAAGTTTATGGATAGTGCGAAGAAATTTGCATCTGTTACTCCGTTTGACACATCGGCCGTAGTATCAAATGCTCAAAGGATGTTGGCTTATGGATTTTCTGATAAAGACATTATTCCGGATCTGACAAAGATTGGTAATGCATCCGCAGCACTTGGAGCTGGAGAAGAGGGTATCTCTCGAGTATCCAGAGCTTTAGGTCAGATGAAAACAAACGGAAGATTGAACGCAGAGGACATGAATCAGCTGACAGATGTCGGTATAAACGCATGGAAGTATCTTGCTGATGCAGAGGGTAAATCCATAGCCAAGATCAGAGAAATGTCTCAAAAGGGCGAAATCAGTGGAGACAAAGCAGTTAATACAATCCTTAATGGGCTGAAAGAATTTGATGGAATGATGGACAAAACATCTAATTCGACGGTTTCTGGATTAATGTCAAATATTAAAGATACGTTCGACATAAACATTGTTTCTAAATGGGGAAAAGGTCTCCAGAAGGGAGCAACGAAAGGTTTAGGAGAATTTGCAGACTATCTTGATAAATCCGATGCAAAACTAAAAGAAGCTGGAACATCACTTGAAAAACTTGGAGAGTATGCAAGTACATCTGTATTCAAGGGACTTGAAAAGGCTGGAGATAAGATCGACGATCTTATTAGTATGCCAAAATTCCAAAATGCTTCAATTGGTGGCAAGATTAGTATTGCATGGGATGAGTTGATCGCAAATCCTTTTTCGAACTGGTGGGATTCCAAAGGAAAACCAGCAATCGTAAAGAAGATTACTGGGATTGGAAAAGATATTGCAAAAGCTGGTGGAAACTGGTTCAAGGAATCTCTTAAGGATCTGTTACCAGGCGGAGATAAAGCTGGTATCGAAGATTATTTAGCTGGATTTCTTGGATTATCTGGAGGGCTAAAGCTGTTTAAAGGTGGAAAAAGTCTATACGATCTGATCACTGGCGGTTCTGGAGGTGGAGGAAAAACCAATCCTTTAGGAGATTCCATTGGAACGATCAACGTATCAGCCGCAGTCGTAAACGTAAATGGCGGTGTTGGAAATTCTGGAACACCTACGATACCAAGCACAGGAAAGAATACACCAACAAGTGGAAATCCGACAGGTAATAAAGAAATCTGGTTACCAGAAAGCGTAAAGCGAAAAATGCAACAAACTGAACCGAAAACACCATCTGGACCGACAAGGACACCGGGTGGTTTGTTTGGTTTAGGCGGTTCTGGTGTCACGCTGAAAAATGGAGAAACCGTAGCTGCCACTGGATGGAAAGCATGGCTTGGAAATCTAGGCGTAAAACTTGGATCAGGTGCAGCGACCGCTGGTGGAGCAGCAGCCGTTGGAGGTGCATCTTTATTAGGCGGAGCTTTAGGGATTGCTGGAATAGGAAGTGCAGCCGGTAATATTTACAATGCAGTAACTTCCAAAGATTCAGCTACGAAGAAGAAGGAAGCCTATAGAGGTGGTACGAAACTCGGTATGGTTGGAGGTGGAGCTGCAACAGGAGCAGCCATTGGAGCAGCCTTTGGCGGTGTTGGGGCAGTTCCGGGAGCGTTGATTGGAGCTGGTGTCGGTGGACTGGGGGCAATCTTTAAAGGAAATAAGTTTGGCGATTCCCTTAGAAGGTTTGTATCCAGCCGAAAGAATGCACTGAAAAACAGTAATTCTATGACGGCAAAGAGTCAGAAATATTGGAAATACAGTAAAGACAGTATTAGAAGTGTTAATCCAAAAGGAGCAAAATACAAAGAGCTGGCAAGTTCCGTACAGAAAGCTTACGAGGAGAATAAGAAAAACACAAAACAAACGAATGTTGGATCAAAGACGACAAAGATTTTTTCAGGTGCTACGAATGCAGCTGGTGGAAAAGTCAGTGGCTTAGGTGGAATGTCCGCAACAGCTGGAGGAATGCTGGGAACGATGGGTTCTATGTCGCTTGCAGCTGGTGGCAACTTACAAAGTGCTGGAAGTTCCGCATTATCACTTGCAGGTGCTTTAGCATCCGCAGCCTCAACGATTGCATCCGCAGCAAGTACAACCGCTGCACAAGCAAGTGCGATCAAAAGTATTACTAGTGGAAGTTATCTAAGTAATAGCGGTTCTTCAAAATCTGGTAAAAAGAAAACAAGAAAAAAGACATCATCCGCACCGAAATTACAGACAGCCTTACCGAAAAATGGGAAGTTCTTTCATAATGCGAAAGGTAGCTTGGTAAGAGGACATATCGTTTCAGAGCTTGGAGAAGATGGAAACGAAATGGTTATTCCACTTTCTAAACATCGAAGCCGAGCATTATCCTTGTGGAATCAGGCAGGGCAGATTTTAGGCGTTACAAAACATGCCAAGGGTGGAATTGTTGGCGGTTCAGCTAAGACAGGAGCAACGGCATCATCTGGAAGCAGTCAGACAGTCATTAATGTTGGCGGAATTACGATCAGCGTAAATGGTAGTGGAAGCATCGTAGATGATATTAAGAACGCCAAAGGAGAGATTGCTGATACAATCATGCAGGCGATTGCAGATGCCGTAGGATCAACAGCAAGTAACAGGACAGCGGAGGTTATGTGATGGACATATATATTACTGGTAAAAATGCAAAGGGAGCGAATCAAAAGATTCAGCTTCCAGTGATTCCAGAAGAGATTGAAACATCACTTGATGGAAAATTTGCAGAGTATGATATTTATAGATTCGGGCAGATCAACGTTCCGAATGGTAAAAACTTGTCAGAGCTTGGTTGGGATAGTTTCTTACCCGGAGAATCAAGAAAAGGCATGAAATTTGTTCATAAGTGGACTGATCCAGCGGTATTGGATGCGTTGCTGAATTACTGGACAGTGCATGGAACAGTTGTAAATGTCTGTATTACAGGAACAAAGATCAATAAAGACATGATGATCTCACAGTACGTTTCCACGATTAAAAGTCTGAAAGATTATTATTATACAATCCGATTTATTGATTATGAGAAAATCAGTGTATCATCAAGTAAACGAAAGCGAAAGACAACCAAAGTAAAAAAGAAAAAGGTTAAGGTAAAAAAAGGTCAGACGTTGCGTAAGCTTGCAAAGAAATATCTCGGATCGAGTAAAAAGTACAAGTTAATTTATAATGCCAATAAAAAACTCATTGATGCAAGGAACAAGAAGGAACGCAAGAAACATCCGAAAAAGAAGATCAGCAAATACACGATCTATAAAGGACAGGTGCTTGTGATCCCTGTTCCAAGCAGTAAATCCGTTTCAAATTCTAAAGTCACTGAACTTAAGAAAGCAATGAACAAAGACGGATATTCCAAATTGAAAGTTGACAAAAAGCTGACTTCCGCTATGAAATCTGCCATGAAGAAGATTAAGATTCGAAGAGGCAGACGAGGGAAAGTGGTTAAATTTGTGCAGAAGATTGTCAGAACTAAACAAGATGGAATTTACGGATCAAAGACAGCAGCAGCAGTGAAAAGATATCAGCGAAAGCATAAATTAACTGTTGACGGCGTTGTAGGTTATAAGACTTTGTTAAAGATGATAGGAGGATAAATCATGGCAAGTTTGGCAAATCCGCAGTATAAAGCCGTGGTAAAGACATCATCCGGCAAGAGATATGATCTTTTTAAATCACGAGTTATTTTAGATTTAACGATCTCCGATGATCCTGATTCGTTAGCGAAAGAAGTCAGTTTAACAGTAATGAATGCCGTTCAAAATGGAGCTACACTATCAACCTTGATACAGCCGTCAGACCGATTATATATTTCTGCCGATGTTGGGAATGGGTACTTTGAAGTATTTCGAGGTGTGATCTGGGAAAATGACAGAGTTACAGACACCGAGAAGGAAGTAACGTTTACAGCGTATGATTATCTCATTTATATGATGAAATCACAGGACTATTTTTATTATAAGTCTGGACTTAGTACAAAAGAGATTGTAAAGAAAATCTGTACCGCTTGGAAACTGAAATTAAGCTATAGTTATGGCTCGATCAAAAACAAAAGAATCAAGCCAGTTCAGAAGAATATCGGAGATATGATTATATACGTGCTTAACAAAGCAAAGAAAAGTATTTCCAGCCGTTATATTTTCACGATTGAAGGAACGACTGTGATTATAAAGTATGCAAACAAAAATTCGACGATTTATAAATTGAAAGAAGGAAAGAACGTTATATCTATTGAACTGAAAATAACGATGGATGATATCGTTACCAAAATAAAAATTTATGGAGAGTCGAAGAAAAACTCGATTCCAAGACTTTCAACATTATCTAAGAATACATCGAAGTTTGGTACGATCCAAGATATTATGGACAAGGACAAAAAAGAAAAGCTGTCTAAGGTCAAGAAACAGGCACAAAACAAGCTTAAAAGAAGTGCAAAAGTCAAACGAGAATACACAGTGACAGCGATCAGTAATCCTAAGATCAAACGAGGCGATACAGTCTATGTTGATTGTGGTACCGCTGGAATCAAGGGAAACAAGACAGTGAAAAGTATATCTCATGACTGTGTCGCTGGAACAATGGACGTTGTTTTTTATTAAAGGAGATTGCTAGTTATGAAGCAAGATGGAAGAAAAAACTTTATTCGGATGATCGAACAGATTTCAAAGGGAAATAACAGCGAAGCAGTAAATATTATTGCAGAACTTGGAACGATGAAAGCTGGTGGCGTTCTTCCAGATTCTTACCCAGAAGGATCAGAACCAGACGATGATTATTTAGTATTATCAGGAATAGAGACAGCAGAAGGAGACAGGGTTTTATTAATCTGGACAGATGCAGAAGAACTTATTGTAGTTGGAAAGGTAGAAGGAGGTGGAGACGATGCCGGATAATCTTTTTCCCGAGGAATACGACAATGACGAGGAATATTTAGACGATGAAGAGAACGAAGGAACTGACGAAGAAAATACAGAAGAGGACGAAGATGCCGGTTATAAGCCGAGCATCTTTTTTGATTTTGACACAGGCGACTTTGTTACGCTTCATGATGGAAAATTAAAAGAGGCATCCGGGTTCGAAGCGTGGGTGCAATGGTGTTACAAAACGATCATGACACAAAGATATGCTCATGAGGGATATTCCACCGACATTGGGATTGACTATGAAAGTGCCTTGCAAGCAGATAGCCGTGAAGAGGCAGAAAGCATTTTACAAAGAGAGATTGAAGAGGCGTTAATGGCTGATCCGTCCGAAAGAACTTTGTACGTTGGGAATATTACGTTTCAATGGGAAGCAGATCATTGTCTTGTAACAGTACAAGTACAGGGAATCGACGGAGATACAGAGATAACAACAAGTTTTAAAAGTGAGGTGGGCTAAAAATGGCATTGGAAGCAGAAGAAATGGAACTTCCAGATTTTTTGGAAAATTCTAGTGAAGATGAAATCCATGAGAAAATGCTTGGAAATTTGCCAGACGATATTGATAAATCAGAGGGCGGATTTCCGTGGGATTTTACACGACCAACAGCAATAGAAATATCAGAACTTAAAGAGTACGTTCTTGTAGAAGTTTTAAAGTGCCTTTTTCCAGCTACCTGTGAAGAATCATATTTGTTAGATTATCACGCAGACGAGCGAGGAGGCATGGTGCGAAGAGAATCAGTAAACGCTTCGGGATATGTGACAATTACAGCAAAAGCTGGACTTGTAATACCCCTTGGCTATGGATTTTCAACGGAGGCTGACGATGAAGGAAATACCATAGAGTTCGTAACGATTGAAGAAGCTACAGTTGATACGCTGGGAAATGCAAAAATACCAATTGAAGCAGTAGAAGGAGGAGCAGATAGCAATGTTGGAGCAAATACAATCGTATTGCACACAGGGGACGAGAATGGAGAACTTCTCGACGAGATTATATCTGTAACAAATGAAGAACCGATCACTGGTGGTTTGGATGAAGAGGACGATGACACTTTGAGAGAGCGAATCGTTGAATACGATCAAAGTCAGGACGTTTCGTTTATAGGAAATGTTGCCGATTACAAACGATGGGCATTATCGGTTGCTGGTGTAGGTGCTGCAACTGTTATATCGGCAAAAGATACATCGGGTACAGTTAAGATCATTTTGCTAGATCAGAATGGACAGCCGGCATCAAAGCAGATTCAAGATGCCGTTTATGATTATATTATGAGTCCAGACGATGGAGAAGCACGTTTAGCACCGACAAATGCCGTTTTAGAAATAACAACCCCTGATACAGTCACAATTAATGTCGCAGCGGTTGTGTATCTGAAAGAAGGAACGATTCGAGAGGTGCAAGACAGCTTTAAGACAGAATTGCAGGCATATTTATTGAACGTATCTTCGGATGCAACCGATAATGTTGTCAGAATATCAGCGATCAACTCATTACTTAGTTCTATATCCGATATTTATGACTATGAAAATGTACAGATAAATGATGCAGCCAAAAACGTTGAATTTACGTCTGGACAAATGCCTGTGCTTGGAACTATAGCATTAACGGAGGGCTGATTTATGTGGTATAAAACAGAACTTATGGAGCAAATCTTAACCAGTGAGAGTGCAAAGCGAATGATTGATTATGTATCTCCTATTTACGGAAAATCAAGAATCGGTCTTTGGTTGTTTCAGATCATCGGTCTGGAATTAGACGATGTGAAAGAGATATGTGACGACATTTACGATCAAATCTTTGTAAGTCGTGCCACATGGTCGTTGCCGTACTGGGAAAAAGCGTATGAAATAACGCCTCTTCCAGATCAGACAATAGAACAAAGAAGGCAGCAGATTCAGCAAAGGAGAGTAAAAAAGGCTTTAAATCCAGCACGTTTTGAAAAGATTTTATCATCTTTGAGCGGTGTTGAAGCAAAGATCGTTGAAAACACTGGTAAGAATACATTTCAAGTGATTTTTTACGGAACAGTCAATAACTATGATGAAGTATTAAGAAGAATTGAGCAATTAAAACCAGCACATCTTATATGTGATGTTCGTATCTCGGAAGTGAGTGAATCAGAAACGAATATTAATTATGTGATCGTGTCAAGTGTATGCGAGCATTCTTCAACGATTATTAGTGAGGTATAAGTATGTGGGATAATACGATAATTACAGACAAAGGAATTGAGCTTTTAAAAAATGCTCTAAATGGTGGGACGATTAACGTAACCGCCATAAAAGCTGGAGCTGGAAAAGTCGATGTAAGTGCATTAAAAAGTCAGACAGCCGTTTCAGAGATAAAGCAAAGTGGAACAATCCAAGGCGTAACAACCGCTTCGGATGGAACAATTAAGATCGGAGTGTTGTTTTCCAATACTGGCTTAACAGCTGGTTATCTTATGACACAGCTGGGTATTTATGCAAAAGATGCAAGCGGAACAGAGGTATTATTTGCAATTTCGCAAAATTCAACAGGTAAGGAAGTTCCGTCAGAAACATCTATGCCGGCATGGTCGCTGGTACATGATTTTTACATCAAGTTAAGTAATGATGTAAGTATTACAACGACAATTGATCCAGAGGGATACGTCACATTTGGAACATTACAGGAAGAGTTAGAAAAGCAGCAACCTATAGATACTGGATGGCTCAAAGTTACTAATTTTTTTAATGGTTGTACTCATTATGGACCGAACAGCAACGTTCAAGTACGTCAGTGTGGAAAATTTGTATATATTGTAGGAGCTGTAGGCAATAAAAATGAATTAGCTACAAAGCAAACAAGTGATGGGATTCCAGACGTTGCAATGTTTAAACTTCCAGATGGGATAGGACTTCCTAGAACAAACGTACGTTTTGCACAACAAGGAAGTGGAAGTAATAGGTTTTCAGTGGTTGTTGATGCTAGTACTAGAATTGTTTCAATAGGGCGATATGGTACAACATCTTGTATTAATGTTCCGGCTGATGCTTGGCTGAATGTATGCTTAACTTATATAGTAGCGGATTAA